AAGTCAAAGAAGTAATAGATGTCTCGGTTGTTCCAAGTCTAGAAGCAATACTAGCTGGATTAGAAACATCGGTTATATCAACCACTTGTTTTGCTAGGCTACTTGGAATTGTTACATCTAGATTATAATTCAATAAGTTCTTTGTTTCATTGGAATATGAAGACAAAGACTCAAGGTTCTTTTGAAGTTGGGCAACAGAAGTCCTGAGGTCTGATTTGATTGTGTTGTCCGAGGCCGAGGTAGCAGCAGCTTCTCTTGCAGCCAGTCTCCTAGCCAACGCGCTCTGCTTAAGGTCACTCATCCCTTACACTTTCGACCCTTAGGGCAAGATGCCTTGGAGCCTCCAGGACCAGCCCAGAGATTCTTACAGGCCCAATACTTAGCCGACAGTTTGTTGGTAGCGCCAGCACAATTGTGTCTAGCCTTAAAGGACTTACGGGCTTCTGGGCTATAGTTATGACCATACCCCTTGGCTCCAAAGTGAACAATCTTTTCTTGACCATTGGCACAAGCCTTGACCATTTTCTTCTTACCTGGTGAGGTAGATGGTCTTGGTTTATTGCATGGCATGGAATCTTTACTTGGTTTCTTAGCCATTTGGCATTCCTCCCCCTAGTAATTGCATAGCCTGTTGGCTGATTTCTGGTGGGATGTTTGCACCACCAGTATTTAGAATATCTTGCTGAGCAGCACCACCAACGGCATTTGCCGCAGACTGAGCAAACATCTTTTGCATTTCCATTTGTTGCTGGGCCTTGGCCATTTCCATTTTTTCCTTCTTGATTTCTTCGGCACTACGGACCCAGTTGTTGGCATCAAAACCCATAGCGGTAATCAAGGATCTAGCATAGGCTTCCCATTTGAAAGAAGAAGCAGCTTCTGGTGGTAGGTTGCGAACCATTTCACCCATTTGCAATAGCTTGGTAATATCCGACTCTCGGCTTAGGGCCTGGAGACCAGTAAGGATTTCGATATTAAGAATACCATTGTCGGCATCAAATTGCTGAGCCATACGCTGGTCAATTTCATTATTCTCAATCATTAGGTAGATTGTTCTTTGGATGATTGGAATCATAAAGTCTCTGGCAATGGCAGAGAAAGTACCACCTAGAATTGTTTCTAGCTCATTACCTACGGCTCGGACGGCTGTGGCCGTGACCCGGTCACCTGTAGGCATGGCGGCAGTCTGTAATAGGAAGCCTTGGCCGACTTCCTTTCTCATTGACTCAACGGCTGAGGTTGAGACCTGTAGTTGTGGGTTCATAGTTTCGCTAGGGGATATGGTAAACACATCTGACTTCCTAGCAGCAACCCACTGACCATTCTGTGCTACAGAAAGATCATCAATCTCGGTAATGCCAGCTGGATCTACACCCATAAAGAATGTAGACCCAGCGGCCATACCTTGAATCAGGGCTCGACTATAGGATTCCAAGGTACGGATATCCGAATAGATATCTTCTACATGGGATCGACCATAGTCTTCTCCTGCAATACTGGCCCATCTTAGTATAACATATGGAAGGACATTATAAAAGCCAGTATCAATTATCTTACCATCAAGTTCTTTATCTACTTGCCAGATGTCATCATCGTTTTTAAAGACACGAATATAAACAGTCTTGTACCCTGATTGGTGTTCCTCACCAGAAATAAAGTCATAGCTATTGGCTGGTTCTTCATTACTTGGTGAGATAAACTCAAGGTAGATAAACTCTTTGATGCTTCCGTTTACATCACGGCGAACCACAAACTGATCAAGACGAATGACTCGGAAAGAATAATCATTTTCCATGACAACAAGAACATCACCAATAACAATAAGATGTTGCATAGCTAAGTATGACATCTCTCTTAGGTTATTAGAGATCAGTTTACGATAAACTTGAAAGGAAAGTTTATTGAGGTATTCTGAAATCTCTGGAGTAGGTTCTCTACCATTCTTAAGACCAAAGCTAAAGAATGGTGTGTCATTCAGTGGAATAAGAACACTGAGGATCTTACTTGCTAGGGATGTTACTCCTCTTGATTGAATAGAAGAGTAAGTTTGGATGAGGTTATCCTCTCCAGTCATAGATTCAAGTGGTAGCAAAGTTGGTACGGTTAATGCAGAGCAAGCCCTAGCCTTGTTGAGCTTGGTATCTCGCTTTGCATCCAGTACCATCCAACGATCCTTGATTGTTCTTTCCGAGTTCATTGTCTCTCCTTATTCTGGCCTATCTGTTTGTTCGTAATCAGGACGTTCAATGGTTGGCATGTCTAGATTAAAGCCACCGCCAAAGTCACTAGAGTCTTCCTGCGAAGTCTGACCAGTCATTTCTCTGAATAGAGAAGCTTCTCGTCTTTCTTCTGTTACTCTAGTCTGTTCCTTTTCAGTAGCCATTGATTGGCGTCTAGCAAGTTCGGCTTGGCGTTCCCGCTCTCGTTCTTGGCGAAGACGATCTTCAGCTTCTTGTTGAAACTTTAGTTGCATCTTCATTTGACGATTCATCATTTGCTCCTGTTGTCGCATCATTGCTGCTTGGTCTACTTGTGGAGCACCTCCACCGCCTCCCATTCCCATTTAGTCCTTCCTTTCTTGAACCTCAGCTAGGTGTTTGATCTTGAGCATTAGTTCTATCTGACCCGCTTTGAATCCCCGGTCGTAGTCCTTTAGCTTTAAGTCGCTTGGGTTCAGTTGAATTGTCTTTTCCAGAAACTGGATCAGTTCCCGGGATATTCGTAGATTCTCTTTCATGTGAACTCACGTTATCGTTAATGTATTTTAAAGTTAGAGAAAGATCGGGGTCATTAATCAAACCCTTCTTCCATCTCATCATCAATAGATTTAGTCGATTCATTCTTGGCCACCAAAATATTAAGTTGGAATTGCTTGTCCTCTGGAGTAATCTTATTCTCCTTGAGAAGAAGCTGGAGATTGTCAAGAAATATACTCACCATTGCTGTATTATTAAACCCGACATCAAGGGATGCTTGGTTTAGCTGTACCAGTTTAACTGTTTCGGCTAACGCCTGATCCATATCATATTCGGATTCAACAAACATCTTTGGCATAGTACACTCCTTACGTTAGTTCACATCCACCAGCTGTACAAGCAAGGGCATGCGAAGTCTTAGTTCCATCCTCTGTCTCATATTGAGACAACAAGGACCAATCAACAAACTCTGGCATCTTACTCGCAAGTTCATTATACTTCTCTTCTGAGATAGCTTCGAATGGTGTATGCTCATAGGTGTTGTTGTCCTTAGGTAGGAATGAAACACCTGAAACCATTGCCCAATGCTTCCATAACCAACCACCGATATGAAGGAAATCTTCATCTAAGTAGTTAACGGTTACGCTTGGCTTGTGATCGCAATACCATAACTGATATGCCAGCCAAAGATTAAGGTGACCAATTGCATTGATCTGATCTTCGGTAATACCAAAGTCTGCCTTGATTGGGAACTCAAATACAACCATTGTTTCTGGCTTGTAGAAGAATGGTTGCCAAGGAATGCCAGCATCCTTCATAAACTGGGTCATGGGTGCAGTAGCATCCATTTGCATACGGCGAATATAGAACTTGCTAAACCGAGGGTGAAGACCAGAAGCAGTACCAGCAACACAGCTAGTGGTCCCTTCTGGCTTGATGCAAGTAATAGACTTAGAATGGTTAATCCCAAGATAATCTGACCACTTCTCATTGATCTTTCGTGCAACAAATCTCAAAGCCTCTAATAGTTTCTGTAGTTCTCCTGGACCATGACCACCATTGGTAAGATTATTATCAAAGATACCAGTCATGGATACACCAAGCAGTCGCTCTTCTTCACAATTATCCTTGAATGTTTGGTTACCATTCTTAGCAAAGTATGTAAAGTTAGTAAGGGCTGATTGCAGGGTACCAAGGATGGTAGCATATCTAATCTTATCAATTAGTTGTGGTGCCTGATCTTCAGGCCGTACAGCAATAGTACTTAGGTTACAGAATTGATTTGGTCGTAAGATAATTTCCGAACAAGGATTTGTTCCATACTCAATGTCTGGATTTCTTCCGGCCTTAGCTGCAATCTTTTGCATGGCTTCTCTGTTACAAATACCTCGCTCTCCTGATCTACTATTATATAGCGAAGACCATTCTGACATGAAACTACCCATGTCTGGCTTGCTGGTATAGACAGCGGAGTTGTTTGCGAGAGATCGGTGGATGTCTTTCTCCCACCAGGGGCCACTCTTGGCATGAGCCATTTCATAATCCGAGAGATCTGATAACGAAATGAGAGCCGAACGACGAACGCCACCAGATATAATTGAATCTGCAATTTGGCAAACAAGATCATGTACCTCAATTGGCTTAAGTTGACGGCCTTGAGCATTGTGGAATACCTTGGCAGTAAACTTAATAAGCTTAATAAACGGTTCTGGACCAGAAGCACGACCACCAAAAGTCTTAAGGCGGGCACCAGCTGGCCGTAAATTACTTACGTCAACGTTAAAATGCTTACCATTATATAGGTTTGTCACAAAACTCTTATAAGCCTCGGCCCATCCTTCCCGTGAATCTTCTACAAGAATAGAATCATTGATTCTTGAAATGGTTGGGACGCTTGGAAGTTTAGAGATATTAG